AAGCAGGTCATTGCCATAAGCCAAGCCAGGGGCGATGCCTATGGCTTTACTCAATGCAATATCCCAATCAGGTGTTCTGAATCTATGGTCATCGCCAATGAAGGTAAAGAACTCGTATTCATTGGCATACTTCTTGGCAGCGACATTGACAGGATAAGCCATTCCCCTTGTGGTGTTTTCAATCTCCAAAATGTATTCGACACCGACTGCGGTGCGATAATTGATTAGTTCCTCATCATCTTTGTCCACAACGAAGAGCAGGTCAGAGCGACAAGAGAACTGCCTGTGTGCTTGCAGAACTTCAACTGCATTCTTTGGCCTGCCTCTTGTTGGCACAAGCACTAGATTATTTTTCACTATCATTGATTTCCCCATAAATAGCGGTGTAAGCCGCCAAGTCGATGATGCTATCTTCGTGGTCAGGTGTCTGAATCAAGCGAGCAATTTTGACAAGACATAAACACAAAGCGACCTGTGAAGCACTTATCTCTTTTTCAAGATAAACACTCCACAGGTCGGCGATGCGCTTGTGATTGATGTATGGGTCGCCATAAATATCTTGGCGATCCGTTGCGGTGAGGCGTTTAGCCTCATCCAAAATCTTCCCCGATTTCATTTTCTTACTTACTACCGCGCCCAAACTCTGTTGCCTTTGGGTCTATGGCCTTTAATATCGGGCCAAGGAATGCTGCAACGAAACAGGCAACATAGTCTTTCAAAGGGCGTGACGGGTCAGCGAGATAGAGAGCTGCGACTGAGGCTGCTCCTGCTCTTGCGTAGGTGCTACCAACTGCGATGAGTTTTTCTTTGTCGAGCATTTGCACTCCTTGAACTTAGGTCTGCCGAAGCCCACTATGAACACCGGCAGAGATGGAAGGACTTTCCCCCGATTTTTAACTTTGTAAGCGCGAATCTTACGACATACCTGACCACCATTGCGTTGATCGCCTTTGACATCAGGTGAAGTGTTGCCCTCAATGACGATGACAGTGCCATTGGCTTTGACTTCTTCAACGATACCGATGTGGGAGATGCGGTCAATGCCATCGGCAGGAAAGTCAAAGAAGGCTAGGTCGCCAGGAAGAGGCGTGGCATCGGCGACTAATTGCCAACGCTTCGCCTCGGCGAACGCCTTTGCCCCTGCCGGTGTGTAGGTGCAATCAGGAATCTTCAAGCCAACTTGCTTGGCACACCAATTGACGAAGGCACCGCACCAAGGCTGATTCGCCTTCTGATACTTTGTTTCATTATCGGCAGGGCCTTCAATGTAGCCAAGTTCGCCTGCTGCCACTTCTAGGAACTTCTCAAATTGCGAACACATTATTTCAGCAGAGCTTCTTTCACGATGTCGGTCAGGAAGTCAACCTTATCCTCTAAGACGGCAACTTTGTCCTTTATCGAACTTCCACCATTTGGCTTGAGTTCGTTTAGGTAGTGCTTGACTAGCCACTTTACTCCAAGGGCAGTTGAGCCAAGGATGCTAAGAAGGGCGACAATAAAGCCTGCCCAATCGGTTGGATTCATTTCTCTCCTGTATCAAGAACCCCAAGTTTTCGAATTCGTCTATGTGGTCATCAATGGTGCGAGTGATCGGAAAGATGTCCTCTGTCATAGAACTGGACTATCTTGAGGGATTGTGCCTAGTTCAGAGCTGCGATCTCGTCTGCTGTCAGACCAAGTGCTGCAAGTTTAGCCTCGGCGCTTGCCTTAGCATCTGCCTTAGCTTGTGCTGCCGCTTCCTCTGCTGCCTTGATTTCTGCATAAGCAACTGTATCTGCTTCGCGCTGAGCGATTTCCTCGGCAGTTAGTTCTACTTCAGTAGTTATCCCTGTGGAGCAATCCACAATTAGTCTAGTTGGCTTTGGCATTGTTTCTCCTTATGCGTTAGATATTCCGTATAGATAAGCGGTTGAGTATTGAGCAATATCTCCTGTATCAGCAGTTAGTGTTATTTGATTAATAGCCGAAGTATCCGCCCATAATCCCCCAATCATTCTCATAAATGCAGTTGCTCCATTGTTTTCAGAAACAGAGTCCGTCATAACGGCTTTGTGTTGATTACTTGTATAATTTGGAATGTAAATAACGGCGCTTCCAAAAGTGCTTGCGGAATCAGTCGGCTGGCACATAATAAATTGTAAAACAGAGGTAGAGGAACTTATCGGACTAGCGCCTCCATTATTTTGTAAATATTTTTCACTTCTATTCGCAGTAGCGTTATTAAACTTCATAAAACAAACAGCAGAAGTTGCCGTTTCTTCTCTTGCGGAAACTAATAAAAGTAAATCGGTGTAAGTTTGTGGGATAGAGGTAAAATCAATACTAGCCGTGCCACCACTTCCTACTATTGACTTATTAATTGGAACAAAAGTTGTTGGCATTATGCTGCCGCAATTCCGTAGAGAGTTATTACTGAGCCTGAACCAAAGTCATTACTTGTGGCCGCGTCCACATCTATTTGATTTATAGCGGCGCTATTTTGCCACACTCCGCAATCTAATTCTACGCCTGAATCTGTTGAGGCTGTTCTTGCCAAAATGGATTTGTAGTAAGAGGTATTACTGTAATTTGGAAAATTCATAATAATTGTTGCTGTTGCGGCGGTAGTGCTTGGAGTTCCTGAAACTCGCGCTATGCTCCAAAATGAGGCGCTTGTATTTCTTGTGCTTGCTACTGTTGAGCCATTTCCGTAAAGTTGAGTAGTGCTATATCCACTACTATTGCCATTAACAGTTACTCTTAAAGTAGGTTGATTAGTGCTTGCGGCTTTGTAAGCCCAAACTAAAATTAAATCAGTATAAGCGGTGCTAATTGAAAGAAACTGAATTGCGCTTTGAGTGCTACTTAAAGTTTGTGATTGTATTTTTTCATAAGTTAATCCAGCCGCCATTATGCGCTCTCCTTAATTCCGTAAAGTCCATATTTACTTCCTGCTGTAAAATTATTGCCACCATCTAAATAAAATCTTAATGATGTTATCGCAGAACCACTATTATACCAACCGCTATTCATAGATGCTTCCCCTCCATAGCCTGTGTTATTTGTATCAACTCCGTGAATTCCCCTAATAGTTTTTATTTTAGTAGTATTTGTATAATCTAATAAATCAATAATGCCAACGGTAGGATAAGTTGTGTTGAATTGTCCAGTATAACCCATACCTAGAATTGCGGCGCGACTAGTTAAGTCACCGCCACTCGCAGTTGCACCACTACCAAATGTGTAGTGTGTTCTATAATCGCCAGTGCTTGTATTACCATTTATTTCCATAAACTGAGTTCCAAAACTATTTGAAAATCCGTAGTATCTTAATTGCAAATGCGTAAAAGTGCCTGGAATTCCAGTAAAAGAAATGCTTGCTTGAGTTCCAGTAAGAGTTTGAGTTTGAATAGACTCAAAACCCGGTGGAGCAGCAACAAGTTTAGAACTGGCGATGATGCCTAGAATAGTCATTAGGCAATATCTCCTACTACCAAAAATGTATTTGAAGCGGTGCAGATAATAGAGGCAGCAGATTTATTAGCGCGTAGTTTAGGTGCGCTAGAGGTTGCACCTGTGCTAGTTATTGTGACTCCTGCTCCTTGAGCAAGGGTCACCTGCCCTGCGCCAATCTGAGCTATATTGATTACATCCCCTGCGCTGAAAACAGATGGCGGAACTGTCAAAGTGATTGGGCTTGCGTTATTAAGGGTCACTAGCTGATTTAAGTTTCCTGCGACAAGCGTGTAGGTCGTGCCTGTTTCGGCATCAAATTCTAGTTTCTGTCTTAGGGTCACAGTTCCACTTGTCGCGCCCCCTGATAAGCCTGAGTCCGTGCCTGTGACTATGCCTTCGATGTCGCCCGAAGCAGGTGTTGCGAATTGGAAGAAGATAGCTGCGCTCGCGCTAGTGAAGCGAAGAACGCCACCTTGATTCTGAGCAAGAGCAAGTGATCCTGATGTTGCAACAGTTGCGGTGCCTGCGGTAATCGTGCAAACGCCTGCGCCAAGATTTATGATTGTGACAATGTCGCCTGCTGCAAACAACCCTGTGTTCACAGTGATTGTTGTTGCGCTGGCATTGCTCATAGTAATTGCATCACCAGCATCAGCAGCAACTAAAACATACGAAGCAACTTTAGCGTTCGCAGCACCACCAAGCATTGCAGTTTGCTGAAGCGATGTCATTTGCGCTGCCGTCAAGACCTGACCGGTCGTGAAGGTTTGTTTAGCCATTTCTTCTCCTTAGTATGAAAGAACTCCCACAGTTCCATCAAGCAGACCTTGAATTGTGGAATCCAAGATGAATGCCTGAATTATAGGCTCTGCGGTGAGGAAGCGTGTTGTCCAAGTGTTCGGTGTAATGTCGTGGGTGATGCCTTGAACGAATAACTCCAAGTCAAAACTTGATCCTGCCTGCCCTGTCTTTGTCACATTTATCAGCGTGAACAAATCTGATTCAAGCCCTGCCACAATGCGATTTGAGGAAGTCGAATCCATAAGATTGAAGCCGATGGAGTCAATGCGCAGGAGGGCATTCTCGCGGGCATTTAGAAGCATCTCTGCTTGGTCTAACGCCTCGGCATCGGTCTGCATCAATAAATCTGAACGCGAGCCTGAATGGATAAAGAAGGTTTCAATCGAGCTTGTGGACTGCACATTTTGGGCGACCCCGCCAAGGCGGGTGACAGTTATATCGTTAAAAATCTGTGTGTCATCGTAGGCAAAGTCAATGCTTTGGTATGAGATTTCTGTTCCTGTGTCATCAAAGAGTAGAGGGGTTTGGTCTGCCTTGAGAGATACAGTTTCACGAGATAGAAAAACCGCATTGCCGGCAACATCAGTGAAAAAGCCCCCAAGTTCTGTCTGTTCTAAATTCTGACAGGCCGCAAGAAGGGTGCGAGAAGTTCCAGGATCGGCTTGGACTAAGGTATCGCCGACATCGATTATTCTTTGGCTTACAGGGAAACTTGCCAAATCCAGCAAGTTCTCAATGCGCGCCCCCGTTGTTTGACCGGCGGAAGAACCCGCAACAGTCGTGATTTGGACATTCTGCAAAAGGCGGAAGGCATCGACACATTGGAAAGTCACAGTTGAAACTTCATCAAGGCCAAGCCTGAATGTGTTGTCAAAACTTGTGATATAGCCTGAGAAAAGATAATAGCGTTCTAAGCCACCGCCATCATCATAATCTGCAAAAATGCGAATCTTGCGTAGAGGTAAAAGTTTGCCGAAGTAAGGCCCCGAAGTATTTTGGGGGTTGTAGTCACCTGACTCATCTTCAAGAACGACAGTGGCACTGCCTGCCTCAAAGCTATTAAGAACTCGGTTGCGGCCTCGGCGGATGGAAACGCGAAGGGCGATGTCACTTACATCAACGACATCTGCCGGCGCATCTGCCAAGATGCCCGTGCCAAGGGGGGTTGAAGGATCGTCAAGCAGAAGCGGGTTTCCGAAGGCAGGGCCATTCGCAAAGTCAATGCTGACTCCAAGAATCGGTGTGCCTGGCATTATAGACCGCCAACAAAGAGGATTGGCTTACCACTTGATTGCTCAAGCAAAATGCGTTGACGGATAGCATCTGCCAAATCTTGCTCTGTCTGCACATTGCCTGCGACATTGACATTGATGGTCATTCCTGCGTTGTCTGCCATACGGAAAGAGCCAGGGTCAAATTCTGAAGTTGAACTGCTGCCACCTGTATAAAATTTCTGCATAGCAGTATATCTATCAGCCGCTAAATCATTAGTAAGTGTATTTCTAGCGGTTATTTCTTCTAATTGTGCTGTGTATCTATCAGCTGCTAAATTATTAGTAGCCGTAAAC